ATGACATTGACTTCGGTAAGGGCAAGTTTAACAACGGCTCAGGCTTCGGGTTCTATTTTTACGGTTGACATAAACCAAAGCGGTTCATCTGTATTAGGTACAAAATTGACAATTGACAATACAGAAAAAACAAGCACAACGGCTGCAACGGCTGCAACGATAACAACATCTGCACTAACTGACGACAGCGAAATAACAATTGATATCGACCAAATTGGTAATGGAACGGCAACAGGTTTAAAAATTACTTTAATCGGAACAAGATGATAATTAACCCTTACGTTTTTGGTGCTGCTTTCGACCCTGATGCGCAGGCGTTTATTACGGCAGCAGGCATTACAGATAACACGCAAAAAAGTGCTATAAATACCTTAGTACTTGATATGAAAGGGTATGGTATTTGGACAAAGATGAAAGCTATTTATCCATTCGTGGGTGGTACTGCAACAACTCATAAGTTTAACTTAAAAAATCCTGCTGATACTAATGCAGCGTTTAGATTAGTGTTTTTGGGTGGATGGACTCATAGTTCTAATGGTGTTCAAGCAAATGGTACTAATGGCTATGCTAATACTTTTTTTGTACCAAGTGCGCAATATGCAGTAGATAATAATCATCACATATCAGTTTATTCAAGATTAAATCAAACACAAAATGATGTTGAATTAGGCTGTTATGATGGAACAAGAGCTTTGCAATTAAGAGTTTTTTTTACAAATGCAACTGAATTTTATTCTAATAATTTAGCACCTGTTAATCCTGCTGATGCTAATTCAGTTGGTAATTATATAGCTAATAGAATTGGAACAGCCGTTAAAATATTTAAAAATAATACTACTTTAGGTTCATTTACTAATGCTGCAAATGGCAGACCTACTGTAAGTTTATTTTTAGCAGAATCAAATAATAATGGCTTACCTAATGGAGGACTTTATTCAAACAAACAATATGCTTTTGCATCTATCGGTGATGGCTTAACAGATACAGACGCAGGTAATTTTTACACCGCTGTACAGGCATTTAACACAACTTTAGGAAGACAAGTATGACATACGTAGGACTTTTAACAGAATCGCAAAAAGATAGCTTAGTCGGTCAATTATATGACGATGACAGCTATTTTAACCCAATACAAGACATAGAAGATAACTGGATAATTTCATTTGAAGAGATGGAATTTTGCGTTAATCCTGAGTTTCAATGGGTAAAAGATTTGCCGATAATCGAATATAAACCAAAGCCATCGCCACCATTTCCGCCTTTATAATGCTATACCTTATAACACTATCAATTTTTGCAGCATTTGCAATTAAGTTTTTGCATTATTGCATTGGTTCACCTATTCAGGGAGAATATTATTCTGGGCGTATATTTTCATCTTACGGCAAGTTTATATCTAAACTATACTTAGACTTTGAAGCCAAAGAAAAAAACCGCGTATGGGCAAAATATAACGCGTGGAAGCAAAAACGAGATAAGGAACTAAACGAAGAACTGCAAAACAAAACAGCTAATGAAGCTGATACTATTTATAAAGAATACCTACAACAAGTAGAATCACTTTATAATGATGTCGAAAACAATATGAAAAATAACCCGTGGTCTATGCTTGGCGCCTGCCCTATCTGTTTTGGTACATGGGTTTCACTATTTACATTTACATTCTTTGTTATATTTGTTCCCCTGCCGTGGTGGTTTATCTTTATAGGTACGCCTACCGCTGTTATTGTTTCACGTTATATTAAAATCTCATAATGGATTCCCTGACTATTACCGCCGATTCGCTTAGATTAGCATCTGATTCGCTAAACTATTTTATTAAGATTTTGCCCGAAATTAAACAGCAACTTTTTATCTTGAAGCCGCTTATTATTTGCCTCAGTTTTTTACTATTAGTTGACTTTTTAACAGGCGTTCGTAAAGCTAAAGCATTAAAAGAAAAAATACAATCGCGCGGTTTTAGACGTACAATTTCAAAAATGAATGATTATTGTTTGGCAATAATAAGTAGTCAAGTTTTTACTTGGATGCTTGATCTTGAAATTACACTTAGTTATTACGTTGCTTTATTCGTTTGTGGCATTGAACTAAAATCAATTTTTGAAAACGTATCACAAACAACAGGTGTTAATATTATCGGTTATTTTAAAGGTTTTATTCCGAATCCTAAAGATATATTAAAAAAGCCCGGTAAAGATACCGAGCCTAAATAATGTTTGCTCTTTTGCTGTTTTCATGTGTTGCCGCTGTCTTTTTTAGGCAGCGGTTTTTCATTTCTTAGCTATCAGTATTTCATGTGTTTCAAACTTAATTAGTGCTGCTACTTGAAGTATTTTGTTACGTTGAAAATATTCATCAGCATCGTGTTCAATATCATTAACTATAACCGTATTACGGTCCCATAACGCAAATTCACAATGTAGCTTAAAACGGTCAGACATAACCGAACTAAATAAAAATAACGGTATAAAATTTTCAGTTTTAGGTAGCTGCCTTATAATGTCAAAATTAACACATTTGTGATGGTTGCAATAAACGGCCCATACAGATAAATCCGTTGGTATCATGCGCTGGATATCACCCATACCAACGCCTAATTTACGTTCGTAAAATTCTGATAAATCCTGATGAGGAAACAATTTATTCACCGCTTTCGCTACGCAGTTCATTTTGTGATTTGTTGTAAGCTAAAAATAATAATTTTTTACATTCGTTTAAATACCATTCTGATTGTGATTCTGGCAATGTAGATGCCATCGCAACAACTTCGGCAATAACAGCTACATTGTCGTAAGTGCTTTCATTTAGTAGTTCGCGTTCGGTTGGTGTGGCCGCCTTTTCAAAATTATTAACAAATAGATTTATAGATGTATGCAAATCCATAAACCGTTTTTTCATTTCGAATTTTAATTTTTTAGGTTCAAACTGCGCAATAGCATATTTTGCAGTACTTAGTGCGCCTAATAGCAGCCAAATGTTTTGAGTTAGTTCGTTTACTTTTTGCTCACCAATCTTATCAATTAGTGCCGCTTTTTTTTCGTCATTCGTCATGCCCTTTTAGTTTGTTTTGAAGTTCTTCAATTTTGTGTGTAAAAATGTCAATTTTTAATTCTAATTCGTCATCGTAAGGTTCTTCATTTTGAATCCACAACAAAGCATCTAAATAGCCTTTTTTGTATTCAAGTATCTTTTTTAATCTTAGCTGTTCTGTACGTGTCATAGTTTTTTAATATGATTTACCATGTTTGTAAGGCCTTGAAGCATTATATTGTAATTTTGCTTTGATGTGAAAATCTAAATCAATATTAAACTTATGGCTAAAATCCAATAGTCTTATTATTGCATCGGCTATTTCATCTTGTACCGTGTCTTTGATATTTTCTTTAAAACGTTCGGGCGTACTGATATTTTTGTATTGTAAAATATCTTGTTCGGTTGCCCACTTTTGAGCGCGGTCGGCTTCAATTGCTTCGGCTAATTCGCAAACAGTAAGCATTACTACTTCGGTTAATTTGCGCTCACCTTCCCAAAATCCGCGCGATGCGTTACCTTCATGTATTTCTTTTGCTAATTCGTTAAACATGTTATATAAATTTTACTAATTCATCAATTTTAGGAACTCTAATATATTTTTTCTTTTCAATGCTATTCATAATTCGAACCCGCGATATGCCAAAATATAAACATGCTGCATCAACAGACATAAAGTTAATAATTGTATCATTGGATAGCACAGCTTTAACGTGACGGTTTTGTTTTGGAATTTTACCAAGCTGTTCTTTAGCTGCATTTCGATTCTGAATGTATTTATAAACTGATTCAGCAGTTACTAAGCATTCTGTTTTTATATTGCCTAAAGAAACAAAATCTTCAAAATGCTTTACAAATATTTCATCGGGTTTTGCTTCGGTTAAATATCCAAAATTTATTAGCTGTCTTATTCTGGTACCAGCATAGTTAGGATTCTTAGCGCCGTTAGGTTTTATTAGCTGCATCGCTTGCTCAAACGTTAAATACATATCTTATTTTTAAAAAAAAACCGCCTGAACTTCAAAACAGGCGGCCCAAACTAAAGACCAATGAGTACAACAAAGAAAAAATAAGATTTTATTTTAATATTTGCAACTTAAAATGGCAAATCTGTATCAAATTCTGTTTGTGGTATAACTTCAACTTCTACTGATTGCGCTTTTTGACCTGTGTTAATTTTTCTGCAATACGAAGCGATAATATCAGTATAGTATTTGCCTTCATGTTCCCGGTATTCTATTTTGCCTTCAATGAAAAGCATATCACCCTTTTCAAGTTTAATATTATTCCAATAGCTGACATTGTGCCATTGTGTTTTTTCTTGCCATTCGCCGTTTTTATCTTTGCTACTTTCAGATGTTGCAAAGCTAAATTTGGTTAGCGTTTTTTCGCCAAATGTTTTTTGCTCAGGTTCTTTGCCAATCCTACCGATT